GAGCCATTACAAGGTAGAGAGTTCTTCTCTGGGGCAGTGCCTCTAGGGGAGAACATTGTAAGGGTTAGGGTTCGTTATGGGATAGAAGTCGATCGCACTATGCGAGTGAAGTATGGCACAAGGCTGCTTGAGATAACCAATATCATAGACAGCAAGGAATCTCACCGTGAACTTCAACTAATCTGTAAGGAGTTATTAGGCAATGGCACAAATTGAACTAGAAGAAATTAAGCAACATTTAAATCTCGATCATGATTTAGATGATGCGTTACTCGAAACCTATAAGGTCGCTACATTGGAAGTATGCCAAAAGCATATAGGCAAAACCTTTGGTGATGAAGAAACAGAAAATACCGTTCCGTTTACGCCATCAATTAAAGTCGGCTGCTTAATGTATATTGCCTACCTTTACACAAACCGTGAGGCTATAACAGATTTAGCCAATCTTAAACAAGCACCCATGACGATTTCCGCATTATGGGAAGTCTATAGAGAGCCTTGCGCTTACTAAGGATTTAGTAACCGATATGCCTTATCAACCGTTAAGACGTTGTAGTTATCCAGGGTGTAGAAATAAAGTGAAGTCGGGCAGATGTGAAGAGCATAAGCCAAAGGACAACCGCCCAAACAGCAGCGCACGAGGTTACGATCACAAGTGGAGCAAATACCGCGAGCAATACTTAAAGCATCACCCTCTTTGCGTGATGTGCTTAGAAAATGGTATCTACACGCCCGCTACAGTGATAGACCATATCAAGCGAGTTGAGAACGGACAAGCAGACCCGCTATTTTGGGTTGAATCTAACCATCAATCTTTATGCCGTGATTGCCATAGCTATAAAACACGAGTGATAGACCAACGCGGATTTGGTGCGAAGAAGTAAACCGTTTCTATATCGAAACAATTGAAGTATGGGCATATGTACACGGTTGAGTTGTAGTCATATGGTAACAACTGAGCTAACCAATCCAAATTTGGATTGGTATAAATTTTGAACAAAAGACGATTTGAACAGGTGGGGGGAGTTTTTGAAAGAAAGTGGCAAGCCTAAAGAACCGCCCGCCCCCTTTAATTTTTATGCAAGGAAATTTTTTTGAAAATAAGGAAACACAATGACAGCTAAAAAGAAGAATTTACACACCCCGCCAAGTTTTTTAGATCCGATTGCTAAATCAGTATGGAAAGAGCGCATCCCTCAACTTCTTGAACGTGGCGATATTCAAGATGCCGATTTAATTCACCTTGAGTTATATTGCGTGAACTATTCTCTTTTCCGTGCAGCCGTTGAAGATATTCACAAAAATGGCTTTTCAATCGTCAATAGCCAAGGCACACAGTCAAGAAATCCCGCATTATCCGCGAAAGCTGATGCAGAAAAAGTGATGGTGAAAATGTCCTCACTGTTAGGCTTTGATCCTGTTAGCCGTAGAAAAAATCCTGTTGAAGTTGATTCAACCGATATGATTGATGAAATCCTCACAATGTAGGCTAAATATGGCAATCTGGCACGAATACGCAGAGAAAATTCAATCAGGTGAAATAGTGGCTTGTAAGAAGATAAAACAAGCCGTAGCGCGTTATTTTAACGATTTAAACAACCCCGATTATTTCTTTGATCAAAGTGCGGTAGAAAAATTTATCGCTTTCTCGAAACTATGCCCACACGTTAAAGGACACTTGCGCGGTGAGCCGATTATTCTTTCAGATTGGCAAGTTTTTCTCTTTGCTAACATTCTCGGCTTTAAACGAAAAGATACAGGATTAAGAAAATATCGCTCTGCTTACGTTCAAGTGGCAAGAAAAAACGCCAAATCAACGGTAGCCGCTGTTTTAGCCAATTGGTTTTTGGTGATGGAAGGCGGCCAACAAGATATTTACACGGCAGCCGTGAGCCGAGACCAAGCCCGAATCGTTTTTGATGATGCGCGTCAAATGTGCTTACTTTCGCCTTTACTGAAAAAACGGCTCAACATTCAACAGCACAAACTCATCAACCCTAAAAATAACAGTATCATGCGCCCATTGGCTGCTAAATCTTCAACCATTGAAGGAACGAACCCAAGTCTCGCCATTGTGGATGAATATCACCTACACACGGACAACAGCGTCTATAGCGCATTAGAATTAGGACAAGGCGCACGCCCAGAAGGTTTGCTCTTTGCCATAACAACCGCGGGAAGTAACGTGATTTCGGCTTGTAAACAGCATTATGATTATTGCGCTCAAATCCTTGAAGGGAATGAGCAGAACGATAGCTTGTTCGTATTGATTTTTGAACTAGACGAAGAAAACGAAATCGACAAACAAGAGAACTGGATAAAAGCCAATCCCAATATTGGTAAATCCATTCCCTACCTTGATTTTGAGAACACGATTAAAAAAGCGAGGGGGATTCCTTCCGAATGGG